TGTGACATTTAGTGGATCGACCATGAGCTGGTCGTCGGTTCCTGTGTCCGGAACTCTTATTTACGGAGTGCGCTGATGCCAGCAGGCATGACGATCTATAACGATTCCGGCGCAATCCAAATTGACGGCGAAGGAATTCACTACAACTGCACCGGTTCCGGATCTGTAACAACCGTATCAAACCTTGTCGCTGGAGCAATCTACGGTAGCACCGTAGTGGCATCGTTTACCGTTGACGCCTACTCTCTCTATGCATTCCGCTGCGACACAGCAGGTGTACATATCCGCCGACAATGGCTAAATGGAACCACACGCAACTACCGCCTGTGGGTACTTGGCCCTATTGGTACGGTTGTTAACTGGTATCGGTTCGAGCCTGCCGTTCAAGGTCAAAGCAACGGCGCTGGCTTCGACATCTACACACCAAGCGGGTCAATCGCCTTTAGCCTCAGTACCAAGCCAATGGCAATCAGAGAGCTGATCAACGTCACCCGTGGATATGGCGGCGGAACGATTAGCCTCAGCGCCAACAGAAACTATGCAGTAATTCCTTCTGCTCAGTTAGGTTGGGAAGATGCCGCAATATTTCAAGGATTTAACAATCGTGGAGAGCCACTTTACTTCGTTCCCACTTTTTCTGTGTTTGTAAAAAACAATACCGGATCTGTCACGCTGACAGTTGATCAAAGGTCACTAATTTCTAGAAGTCCATCATCTGCAATAGACAACAACGGCCAAGCCTTAATCGTGGATGTGACGTACTTATGATGAACAGCATAGATGTCCGAGAATGCAGAGAATTCATTCTCACAGCGCTGCTCGAGGTGGCGGAAAAGACGGATGCTGAGTGGACGCCGGACGATATTTATAACGCGCTCTTGGCAGGAAAAGCATTTTTGTTTATGCATCCTTTTGATAGTGAGAGTTTTGTTGTATTGAGCCAATACAAACATCCGTATCTGGACCGTACCGTACTTGTTGTTGACGTTGCGTACAGTAAAACGGGTAACGCGATAGACCTGCACCAGCATGAGCTAGAAGAGCTAGCAAAATCTGCGGAATCAGGCTATATCGAATTCTCTTCCCCGCGTGCGGGATTCAAGAGAGTAGCCGAAAAACATGGTTACCAAAATGTCTGCACGACGTATAGGAAGAAACTGTAATGGGTAAGGGTGCTAAGAAACTAGACGAAACCGAACAAGAGAGAGCTCTTGCTGAAATCGCTGCGCAGCGGTTCAATCGGTATAAGGAAGTCTTTGCTCCGCTCGAGGACCAGTATATTCAACAGGTCTTCGACGTTCGCGATCAGTCCAACTATGAGAACGCTGGCGGCATTGCTGCTGCGCAGTTCCAGAAAGAGTTCCAGACAGGTCAGGACAAGCTTACAGATCAGATGTTCCAGCAGGGCGTAGATCCATCCTCTGGCGCATTCCAAGAAAACAGTGCAGCTCTGCGTCGCGCTCAAGCAGTTGGGCAGGGTCTTGGCGTATCTGGCGCAAAGGTCGCCAACACAGATCGCTTCTATCAAGGTCTGCGTGGCGTGATGGCGATTGGTCAGGGTCAGGCTTCGGATGCAATTGAAGGTATGGCTGGGCTTGCTCGTCAGTCGCAGGAAAGAGCTACTGCCTCAGCAGAGTCTGCGTTTAATAAAAGCAGTGCAATTCGCTCTGGTGTATCGGCTGGCCTTGGTTACGCTGCTGCACCTGCTGTAGACAGCAAGCTTAAAAGGCCACAATCTTTTTCGCCGACATTCAGCGGCACCACTAATACAACGGGTGGATAACAGATGAGCTTTTTTGACAACCTAGCATTTGTAATGGGCGGAGACGCCGAGATTACGCCAGCAATGCGACAAACTTATGAGTCATTCACACCAGCTCCGACTATGGCTGCAAGCACAATGAACGCTGCCCCCACCACTCAGCCAATAATGTCGTCAGATGCATTTGGCGGCGGTCGATTTGGCGGGATCTTTGGCGGCGGTTACTTCCCCACGTCTAACTTCACCGACGCACCATCGAACACGATTACTACTGGTGAGGGTGGTGGCTTGTATGGAGGGAACGTAAGCTATAACCCAACCTCAAGCGCATACGGAAACATTGATCCATCAAACTATCTGATGGATAAAAAAGAGGGAGCGTCAAACCTAAGCGCTGCCGTTACGCGAGCTCAGTATCAGGATTATCTGAACCGCTTTGCTCCCGTCGAAAACTTTCTTGTTGGTCAAGTCGATGGTCGCAACACCAAGGATCTAGGCTTCGACGTCGCTCGAGCAAACCAGTCCGTCATGAATGCAGGCGTAAACATGCAGGGCCAGCAACAGCGTTCAATGGGTCGCTACGGCCTTCAATACAGTGGACCATCTATAGCAAACTCGAACGATATTACTGGCGGTCGAGTAGCCGCAATGAACCAAGCCCGTTTGGCAGATGAAGAGCGTGCTCTTTCACTTATGTCCGGATCAGGGCAAACTGCAGGGGGAAGTTAATAATGGCTGGTCTTATTGGCGTAGGCCGTAACACTCTTGGACAGGCGTCTGTTGGCTTTCAGCAAAGCGCAGGCCTCGAAGCAAACCGTAATGCCGCACAGCAGCAACTTGATGCAGCACGAGCCGCGCAGCGCTCAAGCATGGTAACTACCGGCGCAGGTCTTGGCGGATCCATTGGTGTGAACAACTATATGGCGGCAAAAGCTGCTGCGGCTAGGGCGGGAACTGGGGCTGCAACTACGGCTGCTCCTCCAGTAGCTGTTTTGTCTGCGCCTGCTGATGTCGCAACAAGTGTAGGTACGCAGCTTGGGTCAGTTCCGATACCAGTATCGGAAATTACCGGAACAGGAATAAATTCATTAGCCTCGACCACACCCGAATTGCTGCTGGCAGAAGCTACGTCGACAGCCGTTCCTACAGTCGCCCTAGAGGCCGCTGCTCCTGTTGCTGGTGAACTTGCCGGAACCCTTGGTGCAGTTACAGCGCCAGCATCAGGCATTGCTGCAGGTACTACGGCTGCAACAACCGCAGGTACTGGCGTGGTTGCTGGCACGGGTGCATCAACCGGCGCACTAGCTGGTATCGGAGCAATAGCAACACCTCTTCTTATTGGTGCAGGCGCTGCACTTCTTCTCGACTCCGTGTTCGATATCTTTTAAGGCTTTTAGTTATGGCAGTAGATCCAGCACAATCATTCTCAAACGCTTTAGGCCAAGGCCTTGGGATCATGAAGTCCTATCGCGATGAAGCGCGTCTGGATGAAGAGACTACCTTTAATCGCAAGATAGCTTTAAGCGCGGAGGAGCGTTCCAAGAATGCCGAACAGCGTGCTCAGCAAAACCAAAGTATTTTAGTTGAGCAAAACGAATACGAAAAAGTTCGCCGCCCATTCAAAGAAAAAGTTGAGCAGACTCAGCTTACCGGCTTTGAACTTAATAACCAAGGCCAGCAGCAGCAGAACGAGTGGTATCCCAAAATACAGGCGGAAAATATTCGCTCGAGCAAAGACAGTTCTGCTAGGGGATGGGCGCAAGTTGGACTGGAGCGTCAACGATTTAATCTTGCTGCTGCGCAAGCTGCTGATGAAAGGGCAGAACGCCAAGAACGTAGTGCGTTTCGCTCGCTTGTCCAAGCAGTGCAGACAAATGACTACAGCGTTGTTGAAAACAATCCAAAGGTATCAACGGCTATCTTGCGAATGGCCGGTGCAGCTTCGGGAGCGCCAGCACTGCTACAGGCCATGCAAAATCCAACAGGCGATTGGCTAAAAAATCCCCAAACAAAGCGTGCCGTACTTAACGTGGCGGCGCTGGATCTTGGAAAGACAGCGGATAACTTAGGATACAAGCGCGGCAGTGTTTCGGTTCTAGATATTCGCCCATCAAAAACAAAGGGTCAGCTTGCCATTGACTTCATAGGTGTAAATCCAAAAACAGGACGTCTAGAAAAGCGCGTTGGTGAAGCCGACGCCGCAAGAGTCTTTGATAAGACAGCAGTTTTCGCCAACACAATGTTTCGAATAACTAACGATCCAAAATCTCGCGCAGCGATGGTACGTGCTTTCCGTTCATCTGTTCCGGATGAGTATGGGGAAATGGTTCAGTACGAAGTCGGTCGCCGCGAAAAAATGATTAAAGGCATTTCCGATGGAACAGTTACTGTCGATGATCCGGAACGGGCAATTGTTCGTTTGAACGATGAGATTGACCGGCTCTCCAAAGGTGATCCCAATGTCACGGGTGCCATACTTTTTCCGCGAATAGAAAAGGCTGGGCGCGAATACGTCCAATCCTCAACCACTCGTGCATACGAAAAGGTTGAAGGCAGGGCGGTGTCTGCCAAGGGAAATCCAGATGCGATTGTTAAGGGAATAAACGGCGTTATCGATAGGGCTGCGAGAGACCCCAAGTTTTACGCAGCAATTTTAAAGAAGGCTGGGATTTCTAGCGCTGGTGGTTTTGATGCAAACAAGGTACTGAAGGCTATAGGCCGTTAAAGCCTAGTTTATTTTTTTTATTTTGGGATAAAAGATGGCTGGTCCTCTCTACACGTCAGTTTTCGATGAAATTAATGCAGAGTTGCGTCGTAAGTCAGGGTTAACATCACAGAGCAGCGCACGCACTCAGACTAGCTCGTCTCCTAGATCGTCGAATCAGTCAACTAGTGATTCAACCATCAACTCTCTTCAGCGTCGTCTTGCGGAGGCGGATAAGAGGATAGCCGACGATGATAGGTCGCGTAAAAACAGCGGCGTATACAACGCTGTGTCGGCGGTCGGTGATTACCTGCCTATTCTTGAAAGCCGTCGTGAGCAGCTAAAGGCTGATCGCGACAGCATTGCTACCGACATTGAGGACATCAAGCGCTCTAGGCAGGAGATAAACAAAAGCGGTGGCTATGGAAAAGGCGGAATTGGAGCTGCCTTCCAACGTGGCGTAGGGCAGGCTCAGTCTACTCAGAACGCACTTGAGGCGTTGATCGGCGATGTCGAGCAAGAAGACTTGGAAGGCATCGTTGCTGGTCGCGCTCGTGTACAGAAAAACGCCAGAAATAAGGGTGAGCAGGATGTCTATGAGCGCTTCCAAGCGGCTGATGGATTTCTTGCCTCAGCTCGAGAGATATTTACAAACCCACGCCTACTCGCAAACGTAGCTATAGAAAGCATTCCGTCCTCGATGTACTCGATGGTGGGTGGCGTAGTTGGTGGCGTTGGCGGCGCAGCAGCGGGTACCTTTGCTGGCGGTCCCGCAGGTACAGTGATTGGCGGTCGTGTCGGCGGAGCCGCTGGGTCTGGTATAGGTAGCTTTGCTACAGAATACGGCAGCGCAATGCTCGAGACATTCGAGCGCAACGGCATTGATCTTGACGATCCAGAAGCCCTTAAAGCAGCCATCGATGATCCTCAGCTTATGGAAGAAGCCAAGGAACGTGGCTTACGGCGTGGTATTGCCGTCGCTGCATTCGATGCGCTGTCTGTCGGCTTGGCAGGTAAGCTTGGCGGCGGTCAGATAGCACGTCGCGTTGGTGGTGATATCGCGGAAGCGGGTGCTGGTCGTCGTGCAGGCGCAGTGCTTGCTGGTGGTGCCGCTGAAACTGTAAGCCAAGGAGCTCTTGGTGCTGGTGGTGAAGCCTCTGCCCAGTTGCTGGCTGACGGTCGCATTACTAGCCCACAAGATATTGTTGCTGAATTTGCTGGCGAGTTGCCTACAGGCGCTATCGAAGCGACGGTTGGTACGGGCGCGGAGTACATTCGCAAAGACACTGCAAGCCAAAAAAATTCAACGGAAGACCAAGAGCTTCTTGATGCTTTAGAGGAAAGAGCCTCTCAAGGCCAAGCGTCCAGCACCTTACTTCTTGAAGATCAAAGCGGTGCAGCGCTTCGTGGCCTTGGCAACATCTCTGCTGGCGGCATGAACTACACGCCAGAGCAGATCCTTGATATCGCTCGTAATAACGAATCCAACCCGCGCATCGCCGACATCATGTCGCAGCCAGTTGGTGATGAGACTAAAGTTCAGCAGGTAGCTCGCATCCTTAATCAGGAGGAAGCCAGCCGCGTTGAGCCTCAAGCTATTCGCCGAATTTCTGGAATGTTTGGCGGTACTAACTCTGTCAGCAGTTCGAAGCAGATGATTGCAGACGAGCTTGCGAAGATTAGCCCAGCCGTCATCGCTGAAAGCCCAACTCTCTCATCCATCGCAAAGTCGTTAGAGTCGACCGGCAAGCAGTTTGTCAGCGGACTGCGCAGCGCCGTCAGCAATTACCAGCCTGCGACTCAGCAGGGCCAAGCTTTTGTTGCCCGTCCATTTGTGACGACGCAAGAAACAGCAGACGGCAATCGTGAGATCGTAGCTGACGGCAGCGTAGTCATGAAGCAGGAGCAAACTGCAGAAGAAGCACAGCGCTTGCGGGAAAATGAGCAGTCATTCCGAATGGCTGATGCACGTCAAGGGAGGTACGACAAAGCTACTAGTGAGGGCTCCCAGCGTGAAGATCTTCGCGCAGGTGCTCCTGACCCAACCCCGCAGTTCTTTCTTAACCCTGAGTACTACGGCGAAGATCTTGGCGGTATTGCGGCAACTATTGTCGGAGCCGAAGGCGGCAAAGTTAACATCCAGTATGAGCAACAAGCTCAAGATGGAGCCACTCAAATTTTATCTGAACAAGTAGATCCGTCTACTTTGTTTGCTCGCCTTGTTAGAGAAACGCCTCGCCTGTCACAGGATCTGGCTGGTGACCTGCGTAAACCAAAGGCTGGCGTTGGAACAGGCATGAACCCACGCCGGTCTGTTGACCGCACACAGTCGCGCTCCGTTGTTCCCTTTCAGGAGGACGCTCCGGCTCCGCCAGAACAGCAGGCGCAGAACGCGCAGGCCAACCCGCAGATCGAACGTGCGCCAAACGTAGAGGGCAATGTAGAGGGTCCAAACGAAATCAGTGGTCCTCCTGCCACGCCTCGACTGCAGGCACCAGAAGTCCAGACCGCACCCGCTGAAGAAGCCCCTGCCGAAGCTGACCAAGAACCTGCGCCGAAGAAGCCTGTTCAAGATGATGGCGGCAAGGTTGAAAAGCACGTCGAAAATATCAGAGACAAGATCCTCAACGACGACCGCAACGGCGTTGTTCGCTACGCTGACAAGGTTCATAAAGAAGGTCTTATCGACGACGCAGACCTTGCTGAGATCAAACGCATGTCCAAGGACAAGGACATGGGGGCGGAGGATATTGGCCCAGAGCTCATCAGCCAGCTCAACACCAAGCGGGGTGATGGTGATTCACGTTTATCTGGCCGAACCTCTAAGCGGAAGAAGCGCACATACGCTACTGGCACAGCCCCCACCGCATCGCAAACCGAAACAAAAGCTGCAACGCAAGCTGAGGCGCAGGCTGAACCGACGACCGAAGAGCGGACCGTTCGTCCTGAGAACACGGACAACAACATTGACGATGTCGGTCGTGGCGTAACTAAGGCAAGCGATAGCGTAGCGCGAAACCCAACTCCTCGTAAGGACGAAGCTGCCAAGCGCGACACGAAGAAGATTGATTACGAAGCCGTCATTGAGGACCGGTTAAATAAGATCGCTTCTCGTGGGCGTCAGGGTCGCATTATTGCTAATCGCCTACGATCAATTATGAAGCAGGGTGGTTACACCCCAAAGCAGTTCCATTACGCTTTTGCAGCAGGCGATGTCATGTCGCGTGTTCTGCCAAAGGGCGCTAACGTAGATATTCTTTTCGTGCCATCACTCAAGGCTACCGATGCAAATGCGGCGGCTGCAAGTGGACTTAATCTTGGTGACGAAAACACTGGTTCGTATCGTATATACGAGGTCAGCCAGAATGGAATGAGCGGTCTTATCACGCTGTCACTAAGCGAAGATCTAGGAATTTACGCTCGCGAAAGCGCAGCTCATGAAGCGTTCCACGTTATTCAAGACATGCTAGAGGTCTACGACCCGCAGGCATTTGAAATGCTCAACAGCGTCTTCGAAGACGGAATGACTGTTAAGCAGCTTGACGCGAGTATCTTGCGCGTTTTGAAGGCGACGGACATGGGCAACGGCGTCAGCTTCTATGATGACCTAGTTGCAAACTTTGGCGACAAACCACTTGCCTTCTACGAAGCGCAGGCTGTTGCGTTTGGCGCTCTGGTTAACGCTAAAGAGAGCGGCTCTCCGATGCGTGGTCTGAAAGCCACTATCGCTCGCGTTGTCGACATGATCGAATCCTTCCGTCGTGAGTTTGGCAAGCTTCTTCGCAACGAAAATGTTATCTCATTAGCGGACTACTTCGAAGGCTATCGCAGTGGTGAAACGCAAGATTATCTATTTGATGATTTGGCAGCGCCAACAAAACTGACGAAGGAACTTTTCGGCACCGAAGCGTCGGAGAGATACTCTGGTCGTAAGAAAGACAGCGCCACAGGCGAGTTTAAGAAGAACATTAAGGCATCTAAGCTTTCTGCTGACGAACTGTTTGCCCAGCCCGACGTTAAGCAAGGAACGATGGGTGTCACTGAAGCGGCAATTGAAATCCAAAAGCGCACGCTTTCTATTCTTGGACGGCCTATCACTGCAGCAGGTCAGAAGGATGACCTTCTTGCACAGACCGTAGCCCATGAGGTTAAGTCTGAGTTGGCTCGTTCTGGAAAGCGCAACGCTTCTGGCTGGTACACAGAGGAGATGCGCAAGGCTACTGCCGTCGCCTCCATGATCCACCCTGAGATCGCTACTGATGTAGGCGCTCAACTGCACTTTACTGCAGCTCTTGCTATTACTTCGCAGAATCAATCTGTCGATGCCAATGCTGTGTTTGCTGAGCGCTGGTACGAGCACTATAAGAAGAATGGTAAGTTCCCTGAGAACGAAGGTTGGGGCAAGGCCGCATCCTCGATTATCTCCAACGCGAAACTCTTTAACTCAATCGTTGAAAAGTATGGCGCTGAGGCAGTCTCGAAGTTCTTCGCTACCAAGTTCACAGTCCGCGAGCTGCGTGCCGCTGGCTTTAACAATGTGTCTGGCGCATCCGAAGAGATGGTCTACGGCAGCGCAGTGCTTGGTCCAAAGATTGGCTTTGGCTTCTACTCAAACCTCAACGGTCGCTACGACCCCGTAACCATAGACATGTGGTTTATGCGGACGTGGGGCCGCATGACCGGTGACCTTATTGGTGCAGATCCTGAGCTTATTCAGCAGCAGGAAGCACGTCTTACTAAAGCGCTGGCTGATGATGGCCGTCCTACAAACGCATATGGACCAGAGCTGCTTGAGGTTGCTCAGGCTGAGTCCAAAGCCTTTGAGAAAGACTTTAAGGTTAACCGCGCCGCCTATGACAGCGGAGAGAAGGTTAAGCCAGAGACCGCGCTTGCTGCACAGCGCCTTCTTGCCAGCTTTGAAGACACAAAGGATGCACCGAAGGCTGATTGGCAGCGCACTTGGATACGGGATATTGTTGCTAAGTCGCAGCAGATCTTGCAAGGCGATGGTATTAACATTACGAATGCTGATCTTCAGGCCGTTCTCTGGTATCCAGAGAAGCGACTGTGGTCTAAGAAGTTTGGTGTACGGGAAAAGGGCAAAGGCGCAGACGATGCGGGTAGCGCTGGCGAAACCAGCTACTACGATGAGTTCGTTCGCATTGCCAAGAAGAAAGGATTTACAGATGGACAAATCAGTACCGCCGTTCAACCCAAGGGGGGACGGGGACAAGGATCAGGAAGCGTTCTGGGCGGAGGAGCCGTCAATCAAAACGCTAACGGACAATCTGGGGCCGCTAATGAATTCGCGCCCAGAGACGCCAGACGCTTCATCCAAGATTCAGTCGTTACCAGACTCAATAAAGAATTCCCCATTCTTGATGGCGCTGGGTCAGCAACTTCTGGAAGACCATCCGAACATGTCAGCAGAAAAGCTGGCGGAAACCTTGCGCGGAGCGTAGAGGGCCGCACACCTGTAGTTGCTACATACAGCCACTCAGTAAAGGTAAAGAACGCACTCGCTGTAGCGGGTGTTGATGCTCCCAAGTTCCTTGAGCTGACCACTGGTCCAGCTTCGGCCAAGCTGTACCATCGACTGATCTCTGAAGCGCAGAAGGCCAATAAGGCTGGCGCTGCAGTCTACGTCTACGATCAGAAAGATTACGCCGACATGCGCCTGTTCCTCACTGAGGACGGGCTCACTGGCTTTGCCATCAAGGGCGACGACCTTGTGTCGGTGTTCAAGCATCCGACATCAGAAGCTAGGGGTGTTGCCATCCCGCTCGCACGCATGGCGGTTTGGTTAGGCGCTCGCCGACTTGACGCATACGACACTGTCCTTCCTTACCTGTACTCGACGGCTGGCTTTAAGGTCGCGTCAAGAGTCAAGTGGAGCGATGAGGCAGCTTCAGATAACTGGGACAAGACTGAGTTCTCCGCCTTCAACAACGGAGAGCCGGACGTTGTCTTCATGTACCATGATCCTGCACGCAGCGATTTCTATACGAAGGGCGAGGGTGAGTACTTCGACCAGTACGATGACGCTGTAGCAGCTCAATCGAGCAAGGCTGGTAACGTCCAATACTCTGGCCGAGCCAATCGTGCCGTCTACACACCAGAGCGTACCGATCTACTGTTGCAGGATCTGTCCTATCCTAATGACGACAACAAGACTAAGGCTTGGATCGCCTTCATGTCTCCAGATCAGTTCCTTGGTCTTACCCTGTCAAGCAAGGGCCGTGATCTCCTTGCAACGATGGATCCAGAAAAGACTCGCGCTCGCCCATTGAATGTTGATGAGCTGCGTCGAGTAGACCAGCCACTGTTCCTTGAGATCGCTGAACCTTACATGGCTTCGGGCAAGGAGCAGCCTCGTCGCGTGATGGGTCATGAAGGCCGTCACCGTATGGCTGCGTTCAAGGCTGCTGGCATAGAGCAGGTTCCAGTTATTCTGCGGCGTCAGGATGGGCGTGCTGGTCAGCTCGAAGATCTGAACAACTTCACCCTTGCCCCACAACGTGGAGGTCGCAGTGATCAGTACAACAGCGGCGACACTAGCGTTGTCCTGTCTGAAGCGGTGCCATTTAACTATGCGAACGCTGGCCGTATTCGCCAGATGATGGGCGGCGAAGGTATTCGTTTCTCTGGCCGTCGCCGTTCCGCTGCGGTTGCGGCAGCATTGGCTGCATCACCAGTAAACGCAAACATTGCAGACACTCCTATCGCAGAGAATAGCGCAATCTATAAGTCTCTGGAGAATGGCAACGCCAAGCAGGCGCTTGCTTGGCTGCGCCAGAACAGCAAGAGCGAAGACACTCGCAGGATTGCTTCCATCCTTGTAAAGAACGGCGTTGGTGAACAGAAGACCGTTATCCTTGATCCAGTAAATGATTTGAATAGAACGATAGCAACGCTCGAGAAGAACGGCGCGGATCAAGAGTCCATCGATCTTATAAGCATGGGCAGTGTTCGCGGCATGGTTCTTTCGACCGCAAAAGATAAGAATATTTATCTCATAAAGAACCCTGACCAAGGATCGAATGGCGTCAACGAGCAGACGTTTTTACACGAAGCAATCCATGCGTATGTGAAGGCGCGTTGGTCAAGCGTTGGAGCTTACACTAAAAACAACCGTGAGGTGTTGGACAATCGTGGCCTGTACAACGAAGAAGTCGCGGCTGAGGTCCAGAAATTTAATAACATGTGGCGCGGATTCGGTAATGTTATTAAGAAAGAATACGAGGGTGGCGCAGGCATCCCTAGCACCGTCATTAGCGCGGCAGAGTCGCCGAACGAAGCGCTTGCCTATCTCTTAACTAACAAGAGTGTTCAGGACTACGCAAAGCGCGTAGTAAAGGACGGCAGCGGTTACCGTCTCATGAGCGAAGCGGAAGCTGGTAAGCGGTCATGGTGGGATGACTTTGTCGATATGATTCGCGGCATCTTCGGCCTCAGCCCTTCGCGGGATCAGTTCTTTAATGACTTCCTTGACGCTGGATACAGCGTGCTGAGTGTCGGCGAAGAGACGGATGCAAACTTCCGCGTAGCTGCGATAAACGACGAGAGATACTCTGGTCGACGTGCGCAAAACACTGATGGCATATCACAGTCCACGATAGACAAAGTTGTTTCTACGGAAGTCGAAGCAGGCGTCTTTGGAAAATTCCTAGACAAGATGGTTGGTCGCGTCGGCAATGAAAGTCGACGCAGGGCGCTTGTTCGCAACACGACAAACGATGCAGATGGCATGCTTGTTCTGGACAAGATGCTTGACGCCGCCATTCGTGGTGTCGATCCATCTGACGGACGAGTACCTGTCGATGGGTCTAGCGTTGGCCGAATGATGGAGATGATCTCTCAGTCTAACGGTGTGTTGCAAATGGCTCTTGAAGTCGGACCGCCGGTATTCGACGGTGAGCTTTCAGATGTCAGGGAAGACATCGATGGCTTGTTCGAAATATTTAAGCCTATTGGCGAGAGTCGGGCTGAAGCATTTCAGACCTATGCCGTATCACGTCGTGAGAGCGACTTGCGTAGGCGTGGGAAAGTGGGCTTCACCGAGCTTACTGATACTGAAATAGCGGAGACTCTGCGCAATGCTTCGCCAGACTTTGCGGAGGTCTTTGATCGGTATCAAGAGTTCAACGGAGCCATCATAGATTACGCGATAGACACCGGCTATCTCGACGCAGACTTAGGTGCCAAGTTCAAAGACATGGACTACGTCCCCTACTACCGTGCCTATGAGCAGGATGACGGCTCCTTAGATGTGCTTGGTCCAAAGATGCAGGCAGCTATCAACAACCCGAAGTCAGGTCTCGACCTTAAACTCAAGGGTGGTAGTTCAAACCTTGGCAACCTGTACGAAAATATCATTCGCAACACGCAGTCGATCATTAGCGCATCGCGCAAAAACCTTGCTCTGCAAGAGGCTGCTGACGTCGTCGATGCTTTGAACGATCTTGGCATTGACGATATTGGGCGTCAGGTTAATACGCCGGAAGGCGAGGGCATCATGCGCCTTCGTGTTGAAGGCAAGCCTGTCTACTACAAGATCGAAGACCCCGCAGTATGGTTCGCAATCGCTGGTCTTGGGCCAAGACAAATGGACGTGGTTCAGAAGATTATTCGACCATTCACAAAGGTGCTTCGCATGGGAGTAACCATGCCCATGTCATTTATGCTGGCTGGCTTGTGGCGTGGAAAGATAAGTGCATACGTCACCACTGATGCGAACTTGAGCCTTGGAATTGACACTTTTAAAGGCATGAAGGATGCGTTTCAGAACGGCGAAGCTACAAGAGTAATTAAAGCCAACACTGGAATGGGTGGTTACGACTACGGCATGGATCAACAGGACTTTTCCAATGAAATGCGTAGGCGATATCGTCGTATGGAAGGTGGCACAGATAAGGTTGGTCAAAATTTTGTCGACAGGTTTAAGGGCTTCATTGCTTTCACCGAAAAGCTTGGCGAAGCATCTGAGTTTGCCGAGCGCGTAAAGCTGTACAACGACGTCATCGCTAATGGCGGAAGCAAGAAGACGGCGGCGTATGAATCTATGAACCTGACCAACTTCGGTCGCAAAGGCGCAGGGCAAGGCTACATAGGTGGAGCCCTTAAGTATCTTATCCCTATTATCCCGTTCCTGAACGCACGAATTCAGGGCTTGTACCGAATTGCAGAAAACCAACAGAACGAAGAAGCAATATTGGGATTACGGAAGAAAGTTTTGTTCCGTGGTTTGCTTTACACCGTCATCAGCAGTGCAATCTATGCGGCCATGAGCGATGATGACCGGTGGGACGAAGAGACCGTAGAGGCCAAGATGCTCTACGACATCATCTACATTGGCGAAACGCGCATAGTATTGCCTAGACCTTTCGAAGTTGGGACAATCTTTGGCTCGTTCCCAATCGCAATGTATGACTATGTGCGAGACAGGGATGGCAAAGAAGCAGCTAAGAAGCTGCGGTTTGCCTTTGTGAATACATTTGCGCTGAACCCAGTCCCACCAGCATTAATGACGGCTGTAGAATTGGGTTCAAACTACAGTTTCTTTAGAGGAAGCCCAATCGACACAATGGCGGACCAGAATCTGCCAGCAGGCATGCGCTATGACGAAAGAACTAGTGCAGTCGCCAAGACAGTTGGCGGTGCGGCTAATATATCACCAAAGAAAATTGACTATGCGGTCAATGGATATCTTGGAACGATGGGGTCTGGCTTCCTCAGCGGAATAGACTCCGTCCTTTCTGGTGTGGGCGCAATTCCCAAAAAAGCTGGTGGAATATTCGGTGATCCATACGGAATTGCCGACACAATTGCCTCAGCCAGCGGCATAACTCGTTTTGTTAAGGATGCTGACCGCGCTCAGAGTCGGTTTGTCCGCGACTTCTACGAACTGAAGAAGGAGGCTGATCAAGCCAACAGGGCGTACAAGAAGCTGATTGAAGAAGGGCGCAGGGAAGAGGCTCTAGAATATAAGGCGGAGAACAAGTACCCAATAGCAGCGAGAAAGCAGCTTGGCCGGATCAGCAAGCAGATAACAGAGGTCAATAAGGATATCGACAAGGTCGAGGTCGACCCGAAGCTAACTCCTGCTGAGAAGCAACTCAAGCTAAAGCCCCTGCTGCGCAAGCGCAAAGACCTAGCGCGGAAGGGATATGACTATGCTCGTGGAGCTCGCATCATTCCCTCTTTAGAGGAAGAGGAAGAGGCTGAGGAATAATAAAGGCGACTGTGATACCCTGACTTCCAAAGAGTATCACAGTCCCATTATGTTTATCGCGTAAGCATTAAGGCCGCAACCTTTCAGTTTAATTTATTCAGTACGCTTGATCGCGTTATCTCGAACCAGTCTGTAGCTTCGAGGGGCATCGAACCCCAGCCTTACCGCTGGCAGGCGATGGTCATCTGTCTTCCACTTGATAAAGCCAATGAGGGCAACCAAGACAATGCCATCGATGGTGTGCTCCTTATTCACATGATCAAGTTGGAACAGCTCCTCTGAGCCATCAATGCGCTTAACAGAGATCTCAGCAAACTCGCCGCCCGTATCCTGACATACCTTCTGAACACAGATAGCGTGGTCAAAGGTGTGTTCAAGATCTTCATCAAGACTCGTGCCTCCATAAACAAGAGATCCTTCGTTTCTAACAATTACCAACATCAGTTAAAGAACCCCAATATTCAAGGAACCACTTAGCAGTGTCATTCCATTTACCTAAGAAGGGGTGACCAAAGCCACCCCTCCCAATTTGTTGTTCATTAGAACGGTGCGTCGTCCAGATCGTCTTGTGGTGGCGGTGCCTGACGCTGCACTGGTGCGTCAACAAGCTTCTTCTTCCACACGCGACCGGCAAAGAACTTGCCCTTCGCACCTTCGATAACGCGAGCCTCGATGTTCAGCTCTTCGCCATTCTCGAGCAGCATCCTGCCGCTGTAGATAGGAACGCCTTCAGGATCCCAATCCTTCTCGCGATAGAACTTCTTGCGCTCCTCGATCCGCTCCTCACTGTCGCGGAAAAGAGAAAACGTATTTGGTTTTTGTTCGTAAGCCATCCTGTGCCTTTCTTATGAGAGTTCTACTTTGCGCATACGATCAATGTGCGCAAGGTAGAGATTGATTGCCTGTCGCACGACGCCAGCGATAGGCCTGTCTTCCTTAATCGACATCTCGCACAGTGCGCGATACATCACGTCGTCAATCGTTGTTTGAACCAGACGGTTCTGGTTATCTTTTCTAGGCCGTCCCATATCAGTCCTCTATGATTTTCACTGTGTAGCTGGTGACGTTCTCTTTTCTGAAGTCCTCAACGGACTTGCCTTTGGCGGCTAAGAGACTGTCAACGTCTACGGTTTTATAAACAGCGGCATGATCTACCGCCCCTTTCTTCTCTACCTTCTGAACCGTAATACGACCCGTCTGGAAAGAACCGAACTCAGAGCCCAGTTCTTTTTTGAGAGCTTCGTATGCATCCTTTAACGGAGCAATCTCTGCCTCTTTCGCCTTGATCTCAAGGAAGAGATCCGACATCAGCTCAGTGCGCACGTTCGATACGACAGCGAGCTCCGTATCGAGATATGCCTTGGCTTTGGTTTCGTCCCCTATTATCTCGAGGTACTTTTTGCGAAACGCTTCAAGCTTTGGCAGGTTGTTGGCGAACCAAGTGGGGTGACGCTCGAGCCGCTCGAGAAGATACAAGTCCTCATTGATGTAGCAGAAGAAGTCCATCCACTCGAGATCACACACCTCCATGACGTGCTGACACTGTGCGTAGTAACTTGGTTTTTCATGAACCGAATATGGTTGCTTTGCCCAGTAGGGACACTTGATCTCCAAGCCGCCATCGAAACCGATCAGTCCATCAGGCGACGCACCAAGCCAGTTGTAGTCATCGTGCTTAACGATGCCGGTCTGCGTAACTGTGACGCCAGCCACAGACTCGTAGAACGCCAATGCCACAGGCTCCATCCGCTCACCGTGATTGGTTGCGGCGTTGCCTGTGAATTCACGAGCAGCTCCGAAGTGCTCACGAACCATGTCACGCATCACATCGTCAGTCTTTTGGAATGGGTTAACACCAAGAATTCCGCCAACACGGCTTCCGGTGATGACGCCTACACGCGCCTTAAACCACTCGTCACTTCTCTGTTCCATCAATAGATCCTTACTTAGAGAGCGCGGCTTTGCGTGCGTCCTTGGTCTTCGTCACTTCGGCGAAAAGCACGTCATCATTCCGATTGCGTGCGTACTTACTGGCCTTGGTGAACGCC